CCTTGCAGCGTCACTTCCATTTCCGACGACGCACTGCGCGGCAAATAAGGCTGCGCCTGACCCGTGTTGATCGTCGCACGCAAGCGATCCTCGTCACCCGTCGCCTCGAACAGCTCCACCGCCTGCTCATAGGCCGTGACCAGTTCTGCCCAGCTCGAGAACGCTGCCGCCGCCCCGTCGAGCCAGTAGCTCAGCATATCGGTGCGCCGCAGATCCGGATCGTCCACCGGAACCAACCGAACCTTCCCATCCTCATCCGGCACGCTTTCGTGCAACCACAGCCCTTCACTGTTCAGCTCGCGCTTGAGCGAATGCCCGAAGGTCTCGCGGCAATGCGGGCATCGCATTTCGGCCTGCTCGCCCGCGTCCATCGGATCAGCCGAGTCTGGATAGACCAGCCGGGCAAACGTGGGTTCGAACTCGTCGCCACAGCACGGGCATGGCCAATACCACCGCCCCCGCGTGCCGCCCGGATAGAGCGACAAGATCCCGTATTTCACAGGCGGGCAGTCATGCGGCGATTGTGGCCGCCAGTTTTCATCCTTGATCGGCGCGCCAGGGCTGCTTTCAACAACCACCATCCCGCGTGACATGTAGCTACGCGCCCGTGCCCGCATCAGCGTATAGGCGTCGCCCTCCCCATCAACATTGCCGCCCCAGCGGTCAAAGTCGGTCCCGAGAACCAGCCGGATCGTGGTCGAGCTCAGCTTCTCGATGGTCGGCCAATCGAGTGTCAGATGCGTCCCGCCCGTGAACAGCTTCTGATACATGTTGTCCGACCCGCGACCGGCGGCGAGCCGATCCCGAATATCGGGGCTATTACGCACCATCGGCGAGATCTTCTCCCGCTCGAACAGCGCCGCCGCATCCCGCGTCATCTGAAACAGCGCAACCCGTCCGGGGTCGCTCATGATCGTGTAAGAGACTGCGGATTGCAGCATCTGTGTTTTGCCCGACTGCGACGGCCCAGCGAAGGCAAGCCCACGGAACTCGCGCGAAGCGATCATATTAGTTGGCTCAACCATGTAGGGCGTCACATCGCGCCGGAACGGTTGCCATTGGCCAGAGACGTTCACGCGCATATGGCGCTCAGCCGATTCCGTGACCGAGATCCGCTCCGCCGGGCGCAACGATGGCAAAGCTACTTTCAGTGCCGCGCGGGCATCGGTGTAAGGCGGCAGAGGATCAAACCCGCCGAACCTGCTTAAATCACCCATTGTTTCTGAACCTCGACATCGGGAACGTCCCGCTCTTGCAATTCGGCCCCCTCAATCTTCTCGGCCATGGTTTGCAGCACGTCATTGCCAATCCGGACCACCGCCTGAACCTGCTCAGGCCGTAACCCCAACTCACGCTCCAACCGATCGGGCATCGCCTCGATCCCGTCGCGCATCACCTTGCAGACCGATTCCAGCAAATCGACCACATCAGCCAACGGCAGGAGCTGGCGCCGTAAATGTGCCGCCCGTGACCAAGCGATATCCGCGTCCGCTGTCTCGCGCCGCTGCTTTGCCGTCATCTGGGCCTGTGGATCGTCAAGGTCCAAGCCAAGGAACGACGCCTGCATCGCTGCAACCTGCGCGCGGTTGTGGCGATTTTTCTGATCCGCGTCAGCATCCCGCGCCATGCGCCAAGCCCAGCAATGCGACAGGCGTAGCACATAGGCTTTACCGTTGCCGCCCGCCTGCGCCACGGGCATCCCGTCTTGCTTGATCCACTTGGCCACGGTGTTGACCGTCGTGTTCAGCGCTTGGGCAATCTCTTCTTGATTGCAGTCGGCATCCTGCACACCTGTCGGCAGCGGAAACCGATCCAACATGGCCCGAAGCTCAGGGTCGATCTCGACCGCGAGCAACTCGGTTGGTGTGTGTTCAGTGTCCATTGAAACCCCAACAACAACCCCATATCCTATTGGGAAATATATAAAAAACGCGCACGGAACGGGGCGCGAATTACCCGTGTGCGAAAGACGCCCCGGAAGGACCCGAGGCCTAGCCCCCTGCCTTCAAGGCCGCTTTCGCCAATTCTCTCTCTAAAGAGGCACGCAAGTTGATCGGCAGGCGCTCTTCGAACACCTCGCCCGCGCCATCATAGAACCCGAGCCGCTTCTCATAAGCAGGCGCGTGATCGATGAAGGCCAGCACGATATCCAGGTTGCCGCTTGTGTCGCGGCGATAGACCCCAGGTGTCAGGCCGTGTTTCGGCACGAAGTATTTGGACCGCTTCTTGTTGCGCTTGCGCGAGGCCGCAGTGGCGTTGCTCCGCGTGTCGCGCTGTGCCCCGAGATCCGACAGCACCTGATTGCGCTCACCCCGCGACCAGTTCCCGAACGCATCGAGCTTGGCCCCGTCAGCGGGGATCGCGGCATAAAGCGCTCCCTCATAAGCAACGCCCGAAGCAAGCAACTTCTCCAGCCCGGTCTGCGCCCGCGCCCCGCCGCGTTCCTGCATCTTCAAATAATGACGCTTGCCGACCGATGGCCGTTCCTGCACCGCCGCCGTCAATGTGCGCGGGTTCGCCTTCCAGACCATAAACGCATTCTTTGTGAACCGCGTGGGCCGATCAAACACGACCTCCATCCGCTCTTGCATGTGCGTCAGCACATCCTTGGCCGTGTCATTGAGCGCATTTGCCGCCGCCCAAGGCATCCGCTTTTCCGACAGCCCATCAAGCGCGCGGTCGAACTGGGTAGTATCAACATTTAGGTGGAACATCGTCATCACCGCACGGTGGATATGAAAACGCCCGCAAGGTCTATGCTGACCTGCGGGCGGAATTCGTCTGCTGGCAATCTGACAAGGGGGGCACTTTTTGTCAAATGGAAATTTGAGGCGCTTGGACCTCACTACAGACTTGAGTACCTACCTTTTCGGGAAGGCAAGCCAAAGCAGCTGGCTTCGATAAAGCTCATTAGCATGCCGCGTTTCTAAATTTCGCGCGTGATTTCGTAGCCTTCAGCCTTTCTTGAACAGCTGGCGTGATGAGATCTCGATCCTCAAGCTCATCCAATGACGGGCCCGTTTCATCATCGAACGGAATTGGATCAAGATCAGGACAAGCACGATGGATAAGATCGTAGACAGGCCCACATTGGATGCGGAACTCGTCATCAAAACCAAGCGCATCGGCGATCAAGCGGCGGCTGTTGAACGGTGACATGAAGAAATGGTCCGTCGAAGCTGGGAAGAGCACCCCAAGAGACGCATTGTAGTAAATCTCAAGGAACATGAAATCGAGTTGCTTATCCGCGGCTGCAGGCGGCAGCCCTTGCAGCCAGGAACGAAAGTACGGTTCAAACTTCTGATATGTCTCGGATGTAAAGCTATTGCCTGGCACGATCAAAAGCTTGCGGATTTGACGGCTGAGGTTCTTCCACTTTGTACGATCTGCATATGGGACAAATACTGCACGCAGTAGGTCCGTTTGATGCCCTCGCATAATCACCATGTCCCGGGGCACAAATCGCGAGAGCTTAAAGTGAGGGTCGCGCAGACTGCCACTGCGACCTGACGCGATACCAAAGTCGCGTTTCCGCTTACGTATAGTAGTCTCTCGCCTATCGAATACAGGTGCGCTTTTGGCTGAAAACACCTTGATCGGTACGCCTACCGTTTCAGCCAAGCGCTCCGCGATGACCGTGTCCCGGACAGTCGCATAGTTTGTGCTGTACGAAAAATAGAGATCAACTTGCTTTCTGGTTTCCTGCTTCATTAGTGCCAAAAGCAAGCGAGAATCCTTACCTCCAGTCAACGGCACAGCGACGCTTTCACGCTGTGCGACGGAAGAGATGTTATGGTTCACGCGTTGGAGGATATCCGCATAAATCTTCTCATAATCTTTAGGATCATGACGATGCGATCGCTCTCGCGGCCAAAACCGATACTCCTGAAAGTTGGCTAAATCGAGTGAGCAATTCGGGTTCTGCCGTCGCACGTCAGTATCTGCGGTGTGGAATAAGGAGATTTTCCCTAATCCAGATGCAACCAAATCATGATCATAAAGTGGGTTCGGTACAAGCGGCCGATCGACGCATAAAAACGGCGAAGAAGCGGCAATGCGCAGCTTGGAGTTATAGCACTGACCGTTCATTCCAACGGGATCGCTGTAGATGCGATACTCTTCTTTCGCATGAATGATGACGGTGTAGCGCCCAGCTAAATCCTCTAACCAATCTTCGACCGCTTCGAGCGGATAGGATGAGGTCAGGTCTACAGCCTCAAGGTGCCACTCACCATGCAAGGCGCCACGCTTATCGACAGCCACACCGACGACAAACCCAAGCATCTGCCCATGCCGGTCCAATAAGGTCGTAATGCGAGCCGCTTCCCCAGCGTGAAGATAGAAAGCACCAATCTTCAGCGTGGTCATTCCTGGGAGAGCTAATCGTTTGGGAGATACCACATACTGATAGCGGAAGAGCTCCTTAAAAAGCTCTGGGTCGTTTCCACTCAAGCGCAATGCTTCGATCAAATTGATTTCTCCCAAAAAAGCGGAGTGTTTTATAAAACTTGGGCAACTGAAAAATGACTTACGTCTGGACTTGTAAAACACTCTGCGAAAACCTGAGGACCACGTGCAGGCCCTCTCGGAACATCACCAATAAATTTGGTTCATCACGAGATTCGCGTCAATACAGTGATTTAGGTTACGCGCAATGCTCTGTCGCTGCCAAAATCCCAAGTAATTGCCCTTAGTCTCTCTTGCAGCTATTTCGGCAATGGGTGAACAGACTAGCGAATTGCCACCTTCGAACGCCAAGGCGTCATCGGCGGCATCACATCATTCAGCACATGCGCAACCAGCCCCACCCCGCGCAGCAAAGACGCGATCTCCAACAACGCACCGTACCACGCGAGATAGTCCCGCCGCTTGGCAGAGATGTGCGCCGCCGATGGCGAGTAGGTCACGGGGCAGTATTTGACCTCGAACTTGACCGCCCTGCCCCGCGAAACCTGCGTAATCGTTTCTGCCACGGCGGTCGCAGCATGATCGCCATACTGATTTTGCGTCCAGCCACGCGGGATGCATCGGGGCCGCTCATCCTCACACCAATCCGGCACCTGCCCGCTGCGCGCGAGTTCGGCAATCCGCAGGCCCATGCTCCACCCGCAATGCCATTTCGCCACAGTGGCCACGATGCTGGCCACCGTTTCAGCATCCTCATGCGCAGGCGACCGCCCGCCGCCATCTACGCGGCACCCCAACTGCGCTTGCTGCATCAGCCGCCATTCCATCCCAGCGCCAACGGCGACCGGAGCGAGCTCATCCGGATGACTTAACTCGACATGCTCAACCCCGAAGGCCCAAGACAGCAAATCCAGCACCGAGATTTCGCACGGGGCCCCGCGATGCGCAGTCGATCTCGCAAATTTCCGGCCAGCCTCTGCGCGTGTGGCCAGCGTGTCGATTTCGTCAAATGTGGAATGTTTCATGCCCTGCCCCATTTTCGTTTTTGCCTTCGGCCCGCTCGTCAAGACGCCACCACCTCTCACGCCGACAGCGCGGCAATCTGCCTGCACTTATCGATCATCGCCAACCGCGCGCTGCGCCACCGCGCCTTCTCCGAGGGCAGCTCACCCTCCCGCGCCAAGATCCGGTCAAACTCTTCCATCTGCCGCAACGCATCCCGCGCTTGCTCTTTGATCTGAGTGACCGCAAACGCTCCGGGCCAACTGCGTACCTCTCGGACCTTCGCCAGCAACTCTGGCGCCCAACCTCCCACGAGTGCATCCTGCCCAAGCCTCGCCGCGAACACGGCGCGGATCAGCGGAGAACCATCGTCTACCGGCTGTTGGATCTGCCCCGCCCATTTCAAGATCACATTGGCGATTGGCATCCGGTCGCGCCCCTTGCCCGCAGGCGCGGCAGCGACCTGCTCTTCCAACGCCGCGAGATTGATCTCGGTCATATAGGCGAGCCGCTGGCACAGATCTTCAACGCTCTCATCAAACTGCGCCTTCGTCAGGCTGCTCGGCTTCGCCAGCCCGCGCCGCATCAATGGCTCGATCAGCAACCGCTTCACACGCTTCTCGCCCTCGGCTTGCTCTGCACTGTCCATGTCCAAACCCCTTTCTTAATTCCCCAGCAATTCCGACTTATCCACAAGCGCAGCGGTAAATCGGTCGAAACCCGCTATCTCAATTTCTTTTCCTTTTCTTTCCTTCTCCTTTTCAGAGCGGAAACTTCTGGAGCAAAAAAAAGGCGAGCCCGCCGAAACCTTCTCAAAATGCGCCCGATCGCGTCCGAAACCTTCCGAAAACCTTCCAGAAACTTTCCAGAACCTTCCAAAAACCTTCCGGCGGAAACTTTTGGAATTCCTACGCACCGTTTTCACCACGCGATGAATGCGCCTCGAGCGCCTCTTTGACGCGGCCTACCGTGCGGCTCGCATTGGGATAGGCTGCGACGAGCCAGCGATCGACCCAATCCACCACGGCAGCTTCTGCGCACATGCGCGAGCTTGCCCCTGCTGACTGCATCTGGGCAGGCAATGCCTTAAGCCGCTTGCGCTCGCGATCCGCCGCCCGAGCACCATTGTGCATCTCTCGCGACACCATCGCCTTCTCAACAAGCTCCAACACGACTGGATGCGCGAAACGCACATCATCGCCGCAGCTAACGTGATACCAATTCCACAACGGCCCAACGTCTTGCGCAGCGAGCTCGCGCCAAACCTCTAGCGTCACGCCCGCCAACTTTGCCAAGAGGCGTTCATCGGTTGGCAGCGTGCCAACAGGCGCTTGTTCTTGGGCCGCGCAAAAGAGATCAATGGCGATCCCGCGCACCGCAGGCGTTGCCAGCAGCCGAAAATCCGAATTCAGCCACCGTGAGAAATGCATCTCGAAATAGAAATGCGTCTGCAGGCGATCTTCCTTGGTGAACGGATATTCCGGCACCCCCGACAGATCGAGCAAGCGCGGCTTACGAGTATATGCATTCATGTCGCATGCCTCCTCGAATAGCCGAAATCTCATTAACTCCGTGGAGCCGCATCACACCTCCTCCGGCATGCCGCGTGTCGCGCGGTGATAGGCCCCAATCACATCCGCGCCGTGGCGGGCCATGATGGCATCAACAAAGGCCATGCGGGGCAGCAAGAAATACTGCCCGCGCCAAACCACCAGCCGCACAAGCTCGAGCCTTGAGTTCAAAATATCATCGAGCCACTTGCCGCTTGGCTCCATCCCCTGCGAGATCAGAACCCGCTGCGCCGCCCCCAAGAAATCATCAAGGCGATGCGGGTTTGTCATGAAGAAAACCTCTTTCATCGCTGATCCCCCAATCGTTCGCGCAGTGCCGCTTCGACACGAGCCAAGGCCTCCGCCGCCTCAGTCACTTCGCGCAGCGTATCACTCGCGGGCTTACCATCAGGTGCTGTCAGCAAGCGGAACATGGCACCCTGCGCCTCGCCAAATTCCTTGGCCGCCACTGCGCAAAGCGCCGCAAGCGCCTCGGATCCGCCCGCGCCAAGCGGCACAAACCGCCCCTCTGCCAGCGCGGCATAGTGTTGCGCGACGGGAACCGCCGCCGATGCATCCATCCGGCACAAGCGATCCAGATAGTTGACGCCTAGCCCTCCCGGGCGCTCCTCATTCACCAACGTCGCCTGCGACAGCGTTGCGGGAGAGACGCCAATCGCATCGCTGACCGCGCGAAGCCCACCCGCTGCCGCATAGGAGGCTTGGATAACCTCTTGAATTGATCCGGCCTTTGTCGCTCGCATCGTGAAAATCCCCGTGTCGTGTTTACTGGACGCGCGCCCGATC